AATAATTATTTTGATTTAATTTTGCTTAAACTTTTTCCTTAGTTTTACTTTAATTTTGCTTAAACTTTTCATTTAGTTTTGCTCAACTTTTTTTAAAAGTTGAAGTTGAAAAAAACCACAACCCTTGTAAAAAAGAATCTGCTAAATCATCCTTTTTTTTGTGTGCGTTAAAATAATCGAGTTTATCAAAATAATTACTATTTGCCGAAATTGTTTCTAAACATTTGGAAATTCCCAATTTTTTTCTGTCGCTGTATTTGCTTTTATCTTTAATATCGCAATCCTTTAATTTGTTCGACGCAGAAATAAACTCCACATGTTTGACTTCTACAGGAGACATTACAAAGTATTGTACTAACATTCCTTGAATCGTTTTCATTCTAATAGCTAGAGGACCAATTTGATTTTCAATAATCACGTAATCAATGCAAACCTCTTCGGAAAACAACTTGTCAAAATGTGTTTTAATATTTTTGCCAATATTATAGAGATCTACATCTGACGCTTTTTTGGTTTGAACTTCTTGAAAATAATTTTGCTTAATGTAATCATTAATCATGGCAATAATATCCGTTTTTTTGGTTTTTTTATCATATATAATCTTGTATTTGTCAGCAATTTCATATAGTTTTTGAATTTTTTGTTTATTAATAAAAGATGATTTAAGATCAGCATTCGGGATTTTAAAAGACGATTTTTTAGCGTGTTTTAAACAGAAACATTGATTCTCACCCTTTGTAAACTTCGATGGTTTATTACATATTATACCATTTTTATCAATTGCAATACAATTATGGGTTTCTTGTTCTGAAATATTGACGGTATCCCATTTTGTAATTGTAAATTCATTATTAGTATTATCATTTAAGTCTAGTTTTTCAAAAAGACAAAACGCTAAATTCTTGATACCAACATCTATACTAAGTATTTTCATATTGTATTAAAATACTTAATTGTTATTAAATTGTTTTTTCGATTAAAGGTTTATTTGTTATTCATATTTGTAGGAGGTACAATAGATGGTGCGATCAATCGTGAGTTCAATTGTTCACGAGACAAGTAAGGGTTTTTCAAATCACTATTACAGTATCCAAATCCAGGTCTACTCGTGTCAAATGTAGACCTAAATGTGTAAGGAACATTGTCGGAAGGTGTTTTGCCTGTTTGAACATGAGGATCAAGTCCCAATTCGTAGCACGCTTCTTTAGTATTATAGTTCATAATTTGAAGACCGTTTTGCTGTAAATATTGGCGATAATTCCAGTTATTTGTGATACCCTCTTTTTGCTGTATTCTATTGTTGACAGCAGCGTCTGGTTGCCAACTGCTCCATATTCTTGAATCATTCATAATAGGAGGAGAATTAAAATGAATATTATTAGATCCGCTATAACAAGTAGCCCACGACATTTTATATATTTACAAGATAAAATTCTTATTCAACTCCAAGCAATTTAAGTAATTCATTTTTCTTCAACTTTGAAGAATCCGATGAAAGACCCTTTTCAGAAACCACACTTCTTAATTTGGGTAGCGCCATTTTTTTATAATCAACAGATTGATCAGTTTTAGTTTCTTCTAAAGTAATATTGATTGATTTTAAGTCCATAAAATTATCTATTTTTTTAACATTAGCAGTTTGAATAGAATCACTACTAGTACTACTAGTATCATCTAAATCATCTAAATCTTCTAAGCTTGCTCCGTCTAAATCGTCTAAATCTTCTAAGTTTGCTCCGTCTAAACTTTCTGCGATAGAGTTTTCCGTAACAGAGTTTTCTGAAATGGATTTTGAGTCTTCATCTATTTGGTTTAGATCTTCACTAATGGTCAACCTAAAAACTTTAATATCGGCATTTGGTTTTTTATCAGAATCAGAATCGGAATCACTAACCTCGCTTGCTGCGTCATCAGAAACAGAATCTTCATCGTCAGAATCAACGTATACTTCGCTCTCATCATCAGAATCTTCGTCGTCTGAAACGGGAATTAAATTATCATTGCTTTGTACGATCTTTCTCTCTAAAGTAGATTCTTTATTTTGAAAAAATGGTACGTGTTGTTGCATTTGAGGATTCATTGTTAATTGATGAATAATCATTTTAGTACCATTTACTTCTTCAGCTAAAGAAGAAACAAGACTCAACATGGAAGAAATTTTGTGATTTTGGTCCCTAAATTTACTTTCAAAATATACAACAAGCAGCGCTACTACGAGCACTAATATTCCTAAAAACATAAAAAAAGTTGGGTTAAATAAATCTGTTAAAGCCATATTATTACAAAGAGGATATATAAATTAATTATTTAAATTAACGAATTAGTTTATATTTTTTTCTATGTTTTCTTGATTTTTTATATATTTGTATTAGAAATAATTTCTTTAGGATAATTCATCGCCGTTAATACCGCTATGCCACCCTTAACTTCCGAAATTCCGTCAACTAATTTATATTTATACACTAATTTATTTTCCTTTTTTTCTGTCTCCATATGACAATTCAATATGCTCTTGTTTTTTTCCAATTTTTTACAAACTTTAATAAAATGAGTTGTTAGAATACAAGATACATTCTGATTTTTAATTAGGTAATTCAAAAAAGCAGTAGAACTTGTCACTGCTTCGTCAGGATTGGTGCCAGAATATAATTCATCAAACCCGCAAAAATGTGTTTCGTCTTCGTTTGTTTTTACTATATCCAAAATATCTTTACACCGCCGCGCTTCGGCTTGGAATAAACTATCGCGCCCAGATGTGTCGGGAATATTTAAATAGCAGTGAATATATTTGAAAGGGTTTATCTGCGCCGAATCATAAAATCCGCATCCAAATTGCTGTGTTAAAATAATATTAATCAATGTAGATTTTAGTATGGTGGTTTTACCAGATGCGTTTGGACCAGTAAGAATAATATTTTTCTTGAATTTCACTGTGTTTTTAATAGGGTTTTCATCTTTCAGCGGACCATAATAACTATTTTTAAATTGCGCCTTTCCTTTGCTTTTGACAAATGATGAATAATTTAGTTTTCTCTCTTCAATATTATTTTGTAAACCTTCAAGGCAGTCAATATACCCGTTAAACCCCAAGGAATAAGCAATAGTTTCATTGTAAACAGTTTCGTCATATAATTCATAAAAGTATTTTAATACATAACCAATTTCTTGTATCTTTTTGAAACTAGTTAATTTATATTCAGTTATAGTAGATATTTTTTTCCTTAATTCTTCTAGTTTTTGTTTTTTCTCTCTTAACGTCTTACAGAAATCATTTTGAGTTGGATATTCTGAAGAGTAAACTAAATAATTATCCATTGATTTAATTGTATAATCGAGATATTTACTGATTTCATTAAAATGATTATGGATTTTAACCATATTCGCGTGAAATTTAATACAAACATGTATATTTTGATAAATAGAAAATATATAAAACGCTGCCGAAAGTAACAAATATATTTTTTCATTGACAGTGACATCATTAAACTGTGTAAATAGTTTTCCAATTGCGTGCGATTCTGCCAAAACTTTTAAAACTTCAATATATTCGTTAACTGTTAACTCGAGACCTTTCATTTTAATAATAAAAAAAGGCACAATCAATATAAAAATCGGAGTAAGAAGCGACAAAATTGGAGACGCTAAATTATATAAACTCATAAATTGTAGGAAATGTTCTGATTTATTAAGAAATTCTAACGCGGACCAATCCATGTAAAAATATTTACTCTTGAAATCGGTTTCACACTTGATTTCATTCCATAATTCCACAATATTTTTGTAGTTTGGCGAATAAGTAGTATATTTTTTGTCAACACGTTTATACCCTTTTAAAAAATCCTGGTTTTGGTTAATAAAATCAATGTCTGTAGTATAATATTCTGAAACCTGTTCAATAAGTTTTTCAGAAATATCGTTATCATTATTAAAAACATAATTATATATTGGTTTACAACCAGACGCATCAATAGTTTTAATTAACTCTAAATCAGTAGCAATATGTTGTTTTATTTTCATCTTTTTATCATTGTAATAAATGGGTAATTTGAAATGCTCATTAATTTCATTCACTACAGATTTATTATTGGTATTATTGTAAGCGCTATCAAACATTAATTATATTTTTAAAAGAAATATAATAAATTTATTTTACGAATCCATTGTACAAAGGTTTAATTCAAAATGTTTCCTAAATCAGCAGGCATTTCATTAATTTGCGTATTGTAATGACTTTCAATTTCCTTCATTTTAGCGAAATCACGTCTGGTTACAAAATTGAGTCCAGTGCCTTTTCTTCCCCACCGTCCACTTCTACCGATTCTATGTAAATAAGTATGAACACATTTAGGTATATCAAAATTAATAACAACTGATACTTGTTGAATATCAATGCCTCTAGCAGTGACATTTGATGAAATCAAAACACGCATAGCACCAGTTCTAAATTGATTGAATGCGGTCATTCTGGCCGACGAATCCATGCCACTATGAATACAACATACAGGGAATTCATCCTCCTTCATAGCTTCATATAAATCAATAACGCGTTTAACACTGTTGCAATAAATAATACAACAAGACAATTGAGCAATCGAAAACAAATGTTTCAATGTTGCGTATTTTTGTCTGTCGTCATCAACAGCAATATAATACTGTCCGATGCCATCTAATGTGAGCATTTCCGACTTAACGCTGATTTTTATAGGTTTTCGCATAATTTTATCAATAAGTGGCATAACGCTTTCAGGTAAAGTAGCGCTAAATAAAGCTACTTGGATTTCGCTATTAAAATATTGAAATATGTTATATACTTGTTCTTTAAATCCTGCCGATAACATTTCATCTGCTTCATCGAGGATAACAAGTTTAATTGTCTTTGTTGAGATTTTGTCCCTGCGTAACATATCGTAAACACGACCAGGACATCCACAAATAATATGAGGGGTGTTTTTATTTGAAAAACTTGACTTTTCCTCGTATGCTGAACCACCAAATACTGTTTGAACACGCAATGACTCTTTTTTACTACTTACAACCATTCCACCAAGTGAATTAATAACCTTTGCTGTTTGAGTCGTAAGTTCTCTGGTAGGAGATAAAATCAAAACCTGTGTTGTGTTCTTTTCCATATCTAAGATTGATAATGCTCCAATTGAAAATGTAGCAGTTTTACCAGTTCCAGATTGCGCTTGTGCAACAACGTCTCTTCCCATCATAATAGGTTTGATCGCCTTTTCTTGAATAGGACTTGGTTTTTCAAAACCATAAGCGTATATTCCTCTTAATATATTAGTATCTAATTCCAATTCTTCCCAAGATTTTATTTCATATGAAGGTTCTGTTACTTCTTCATTATTACTAATTTCGTTAACTTCGTTTTCAGTTGACATTTATATATATTAATTACAATAAATCTATTTAAGTGTATTTTTTATTATTATTTATAT